ACAATTCATTCCTCCATTTCTTCAATCTCAATTTCCACTCTCGGGTTTTTCCGGTCGAGCTCCACCCGGCTGCCATCGTGGGAGGCAACAATCTTGCTGTTGTCGTCCTCCAGCACGCGGGCTTTAACCAGAATGTCAGTTGTAGCTTCGATGAGGTTTGCCAGATCGACCCGGCGGGCTGTCTTCATGTAGTACACGCACCTCACGTTCACACGGGCAGAGATAGGGCTGCGCGGCCTTTTGATTTGCCGCAGGCAGTCCGTCTCATAATCCACGTAAGCCTTGCTAGGAGCCACGAAGCGCCCGCCTGAGCGGCTTTTAAGGATGCGGGCAGAGTTTTTCTTGGTGCGTGGGTCGCCGTAGAGGGTCATGTGCATCATAGCTCACCCCACTGTTCAGCCATTGCTTTTGCGATTCCCGGAAATGTTTTGGCTCTGTTCTTCGCCCGATCAGTCGTAAACATCCCCTTATTTTTCGCATCGTGCTTATGACTATACGAGCCGGACGGACACCATGTAGCAACAGGCTCTACAATGTCGGTTGGAATCAGCGGCGGCAGACCTTTGAGCCAAAGACAGGTTTTTTTGGTGTATGGGTGACCAAACTGATACGGCTGAATGCTCTGCGCATACTTCGGCAGGCAGAATACCCGGCTTGGAACTGGGTTCTCTATGCAAATCTGTGGAACATCTGCCCACCAGAAACGCATGAACAGGTCTCGGCCTTGAATACCAAGCATCACACGGTCTGCCTGAAGCTCATGCCCTTTCCAAAGATGCCTTGCCCCGGCGTTGCTTAGATAAGTGCAGGGCGGGTGAGCAATGAGCAAATCCCACTTCCCAACTTCATGCGCCACGCCGTCCATCGTAACGATTTGCCCCCCCCCCTCAGAGCCATTAGAGCATCTCCGAGGATATGCCATTCAGGATGCCCACCGGACGGCTCCTGAATGTCGCAGGAGTAGGCTTCGTGGCCTTTTGCCCGAAATGCCTTGCAGACTTCCTGCGATTCCTCACAGGCGATAAGCACTTTCATCTGTCCGCTCCTCCGTTCGCTCCCATGTACTTCTTGCGGCCCCGCTCCCGGTGGCGGTCCTCGTAATCGTAGTGGTAGACCTTGCCTGTGTCTAGCATCTCTCTGGTGTAAGCGGATTCCGCTTCCCGCTGTCGCTTGAACTCGGCGTACTTGGGGCATGTGTCGTGGCATACCGGGTGCCGTGCAGGGCAGTCTTTACACGGCGTCATTGTCATTTTTGCATGCCTCCTTCTGATTTTTGCATCTGAAAATCACTACCATGGACGGAAAGGGTGCAGAATTTTTTTGTCCGCCAAATTTTAACCGGCCACGAACAAAGCGCACCTCATGCTTTTGGTAGATGAAATCATGAAACCACTTTGTGTCTGTTCTGGCCGGAAGCAGCATCACCACCAGAGCGTGAGCCTCAGATGCTTTTTGCACCCACTTGCCTATTTCTCTTCCGTATGGCGGATTGCAAAATACTCGCTCGCCGTCCCAGCTCTGAACCAAACCATCTTGTTCTTTTGTGAAAAACCTGGCACATTTGTGATTTAGTTCATCCGCACATGGGTCAAGTGTGAAGTGAAATTCTTCATTCAGCCCGTCAAAGAAATCCTGAGGAGTTGACCATTGGTCTGTAACGCTACTAAACATTACGTCTGTGTTCATCCAACGCCTCCGTCCTCACCGGTTTGATGTCCCGATACTCGGGGTAATGGTCTCCCGCCAGCTGGCAGGCCCGGAACTCTGCCGCAAACCGGCTTGCGGTATTGATGCGGTATGTAAGCGCCGCGTTCCCGTGCGGGCCGCTGCACTCTACGATGACTTTGTATCTAGGCATTTCGTCCTCCGTTCTGGTTTGCCTACCCAAGAAGCTTTCTTTCTTTTCTGGACTTGAGCATCCGGGTGCGGGCAGCAAGGCAGTGCTTCGC